GTAAGCCGAGATGTCGAAACCAGCGTCTGCAAGAAGCTCGTTCGAAACCGATACAAGCGCACCGAACTTGTCAGCACCAAGAGTGATGCTCGAGAAGGTTGGGTTGCTCTCCGATAGTGCCGAACCAGCCGAAGTAGCCGACGAGGTGCTGATTGCGGTTACGGTTGGGATGATTAGGTTTTCACCGCTGGTGGTGTTGAATACCTCAGAAGTCTGAAGCATCGGGCCAACTAGCTGTGCAATCTGGAATACCTGGTCATAGAAACCGGTTGGTACGGTGTTCGAGCTGTTGACAAGTGCTGCACGAGCTTCGCGGCCGAACTCAGTCGAACGCATCTCGCCACGAGCGATTGCGCGGAATAGGTCTGCATCGCTGCGGGTAGCAGTTTCAGCAGGAACGAACGAGTTAGCTGCTTCGTTAGCAGCAGCCGAACGAGCTTCTACCTTCTGAGCGGTTGCAATAGCAGCGTCACGAGCTTCGATATCTGCTTCTAGACGAGCGATTTTCTGAGTGTCCTCAGCAGTTAGACCACGCTTCTCAGTTTCAGCAAGGTCAATAACCTCACGCATCTGAGCAATCAGGTTGCTGCGAACCTCAGCCTGAGTCTTAATGAACTCTGACATGATTTCTCCTTTTAGGATTAGATTAATATTTGACCTGCCGCGCAAACGCTGAACAGAATAAGGCCGCGCAAACGCTGAACCTTCAGTTTAAGTCTAATACACCTTTACATAAGTGTTACGGGCAAGGAAAAACCCTACCAGCGAAAGGAAGAACTGGTAGGGCGAAACCGCTTAGGAAGGGGGAACTTAGCGGGTTTCCTTAGATTCCACAACGCGGGCTTCTTTGGCCGGTGCGGAAACCTTTTCAAGATCAGTTAGGAACTCTGCAATAACACCAACATCAGGGTTACCGGCAAGGTCACGAACAATCTTGACAGCGTTTAGGATTTCATCCTTTGTGTAACTCATGCAGACATCTCCAAAATCTCAATCTTCTTTTTCTTCAGAGCCAACAGGTCTGTTTCCAGCGCGTCAACATCTTCAGGGGTTTTTAGTTTATCAACAACCTGGTTAATGATAGTTGCCTGAGAAGTGGTTAGTTCTTCGCCTGTTTCTAGGCGCTGTAGTGCGTCAGCTAGAGCGTCAGCATCTAGACCGGCTTCACGAACAGAAGTCTTACCTGCAGTTCCTTCGTACGCCGGCTGGCTCACGAGGCTCACTTCGTACAAAGTGACATCCTGCAAAGTTCGGGTCTGGCCATCAGTAGACCAAGAGTCCTTCTTGACGCTGAAACCAAAAGACATTGAGTCAATGACACCGGTGCGAACAAGTTCAGCAACATCACGCCCACGAGTAGTGTCCGGTAGGGTTGCAGTAACCTTTAGGCCGGTTGCATCTTCAACCATACGAAGTGAACCGTTACGAGTGCTGGCTAGTGGTTCGCTAGTGTCGTGATTCCACAGAAGCATCATACGGTTACGCGACTTGAGCGAACGGGCAAAAGCACCTGGAGCAACAATCTCAGTAAAAGGTAGAGGTTCGCTAGGGCTGTTGAAAACTGCTGCATAACCTTCAAAGGTCATACCGTCACCGATAGCGCGAAGTTCCATCTGCTTAGTGCGAACTTCATGCTTACCGAGCGAACGCGCTTCAGGAGTACCATCTTCAATACGCGCCTTGATAGCGTAAGCAGCGTTCAGCCACTTACTACGGGTAGGCACAATGTTTGATTCAGTTAGAGTTGGGACTTCCTCAACAACTAGAGGATCAATAACCTTTAGTTCACTAATGGCAACATTGGCTTCAACACCCATCGAAGCCCAAACATCTTCTTCATCATCCCACAACATGACCTTAGCCATGTCACCATCAATAGCAACAATCTGACCAGCAAACGCTTCAGTCTGAACAAGCCATGCAACGAAATCGCCAACCGCAACTTCATTAGGGAGAGCGCGACCCTCAACAGGTGCGTTTCGATTAGCCATAATTTCACTTTCTGGAATAACCCAAAGCTTACAAACCGCTTCAGAGTCAATATTACCTTCAACAACAACGCATTGATTTCGTTCCTCATTGAAGAAAATGCAGTTGCCACACTTAATACCTTCAGCCGCAAATGGGTTGTCAGCGAAATAGTGTGCGCCATTAGCATCAGAACCCTGATTGAACTGCCCAAAGTTTAAAGCAAGTTCAGCAGTATCCTTAGCCTGTTCCTGCTGGCGTTCACTCAACCCAGCCCATTCCTGTGCATCCATCACAGCATCACGAGTATCCGGAATGTCAGAAGGTGTCATAGCGTCAATCCCTAACGAACGATAAGCCCTAACCGCGTCAGGGTTATTTTCCAAAGCCGCAATAACATTAAAAGTTTCTAGCAACTTTTCGGCAGTAGCCTTCTTATAGTCTACTGAATCACTTGTAGAACCCGGATTCATAATCAACCGACTATAAGAAACACCCAAATCAGCTAACTGTTTCTCAGTATTTGCGCGATCAGAAGTTGGTCTACCGGTCACAATGTAAATCGCACCATCAAGACTGTGAGCGTAATCATAAACTTTTTGGTTTAGTCGGCCACCATTGATTAGTGTTCCATCAATGTCCACAATAACAATTGGGTTACCATCAGCTTTGCGTTCACCAACAAATGGTTCATCAGTAGCCAAACTAATAGCAACAGCCTGTTGAATGGCAGCCTGTTTAGTGGTGTGGCAACCAAAAACTTTATTAGCAGGGTCTACAACAGCCCAACCATTACAGTCAGCGTTCTTATCAGTAATCGAATACGGCATTTAAACCTGCTTCAACCAAGACACAAGATGGTTAGTTGTTTCGGAAACAATCCAAACAGTTTCACCAGGATAAAGATTCAGTTCAGTCGAATCCTGCTTAATCAAAATCAAACCTGTTGAAGCCGAAACAGTTTCATCACCAATGAAAAGATTTGCTTGATTATCAGCATTATGAATGTGCAACTTATAGTTGCTGGTCGAAGTACCATCAACCTGCACCGGAGTAAGACCAACAAGCAACTGACCTGTTGAAATAGTCATTACATACCAGCCTGAAGGGTAGTAGGAATACCACCATCATGCTTAATCGGTGGCAAACCAAGCTGCTTCATAACATCTGCAGGGTCAAAACCGGCTTCAATAAGTGCAGTAGCCATACCAACCTTACCTTCCATTTCAGGAATATCGGCAGCCGAAAGGTTCACATTCGCTAGAGGAACACGATAAACATCGCCACCAGCAACAGGTGACTGATCTTCAAGACGGCGAATGTCATTGATAGACTCCCAACCACCCTGAATAGCGACGCTGTACGCTTGAATACGGCTGTTAAAGTCACCACGCAACAAACCATCAACATTGAACTTCAGGAATGCTGTATCAGGCAGTAGACGGCTGTAAGACCATTCCAGCTTCTCAATGTACGGGCGCAAAGTGTGAGTAACAAACTGAATAGCGTTCTGTTCAACAGATGCATAGGACTGAGTACCAGGAACACCCATCATGCTTAACGGAATGTTGTAAAGGCGGGCGATTTCCTCAACAGCGAAACGGCGCGATTCTAGGAACTGTGCAGCATCGTTAGTGACCTGAGTTGAACTGAACTTTGCACCACCCGAAATAACACCGGTACGGTGAGCGCGTGACAAACCACGATGGCGTGAATCAAACGCATCCGACAAATCCTTAGCCTGTTGAGCAGTCAAAGCGCCCGGATACTCGATAACACCCGACATAGAAGCACCCTGACCGAAGAAACGGGCAGCATACTGTTGCAAAGCTGTAGCAACACCAAGCGCATCAGATAGACGGTTCACGCGGCTCATACCACGCAACGCACCCGGTTCAAGCAAATCAGTAATGTGCATCAACTCAGTTGAGTCAAGTGCTTTATCTTCGCCAACAACTTCAAAAATCTTTCGACCCAAACCGTTACGCTTCACAGTTACGGTTGCAGGGTCAAGACATACAAGGTTTACGATTTCGCCCGCACGATCTCTAAAGACTCGAACGAAAGCGTTACCGTCAATCATCAACGAAACAAGAACAGCGTTATAG